TCGCCTTCAGCTAGCGACAGTCCCCAGTCCGATACGCACACCGTCACCGTGTCATGAGCACAGCTTTCCCCGCCTTGACACCAAGCTCAAGGCAAATCAGCCAAGGTCAGTACGCCACCAAGCGGTTCACCTCAATCGCTGGAACCGGCACGACCCGTGCGTACAGCACCAAACCATTTAACGCAGAGCTGGCCCTGCAGTTTGAAAACCTTACAGATGCTCAAGCGTTGAGCGTTGCCACTGCCTACGACCAGGCGCGTGGAAGCAAGGATGATCTGACTTTGCCCGATGCGTTCTGGGCTGGCATGTCGGAAGAGCTAAAGATTTTGATTGCTGGCACCTACCTCTGGCGATTTGCGGAACAACCGCGACTTACGTCTGTACGGCCAGGTGTGACTAGTATCTCTGTAAGACTGAGCGGTCAGAGGGACGGCTGATGGCAGTAGTTACTGGTTCTAGTGGCGAGCTGCGCTACAACGGGCTGCGTATTGGAAAGTGCCGCGAATACACGCTCAACATTTCCCGCGACTCGCTGGAAACCACAACGCTTGGTAATTACGACCGCAGCTACGTCCCTGGGGTGCGCGGCACGACTGGTAGCGCGACGATTTTGTACGACAAAGATGACGCTGGGACCATGGCAGTCCTCAACAGCATCTTTGACAATTCCACCGCTGTAGGCGAAGTCAGGTTCATTTTTAATACCGCAGAAACTAATGCACTAGAAGTGGATGCTTTTATCACGCAGGTGTCTACGCCGGTTTCGGTTGGAGCGGTGACTGCGTGCAGCGTTAATTTCCAGGCAAGCGGATCCTTTAACGGAACCTTCTAATGGCTGTTCTTGGCGTTGGCGGCAAAGTCCGGTTACGGCGGGAAGCGCCGGAGCCTACTGTTTTGCGTCCAGGCAACGTCGATACAGCTAGCAACTCGATATATCTGCGCAACCCTGCGTTCTGGAGCGGGGACTACATCACAATCAGCTCAGCGAATGGGCTGCCTGTTGATGTTGACGACGGGACTAATGGGCCTGATTGCCCAGATGGGCACGCAATGTATTACGGGTCCGAATGGTATCTCGGCACAAACCGCGATCACATTACTAGCGACAACGACGACTTTTATAGCGCAACAGATACGGATCAGTTTTATATGCGCGAAGAGGAGTGCGGCTTAACCACTAGCCAGAACTACTACATCTACCGCGATCAATTAGATAGGGTCAGCTTTTACTCCAGTCGATCAGCTGCCTTGCTGGGTCGTACAACGGATCGCGTTCAGCTATTCAAAGTTGATTTTAATTCTTTAATCATTGCTGCTAGTGGTACAACGGAATACAACAGCGCGATCACTGAATGCGCCACGGATATTGGTGACTACAACTTCAGCGATGCTCAAGATGAAGTCACGCTGGAATCTATTTGCGACTTCGCTCCTGACTACGAAGAGCCTGAACCCTGGATCACAGAGTACGACAACGCAGACCTGACTCCGCGTTATTACGTCAACGCTGGTCCGACTGGTGCGTTGTGGATGCTGCAATGCGACATGTCCCAGTGGTCGCTGAACATGAATGCCCCCGAGATTGACACGACTTCAGTTGGCGAGAAGTTTGGCGAGTCTGTCAAGGCATTAGTTAGCGGCGGTGGCTCAATCGACTTTTTCATTGATCGAAAACAAGTAGAAGACAACCAGCAGGGCCCAACAGCCTTGATGCAGCTTTTGCTCCTTACGGAAAAAGGCTGCAATGCTGACGCAGAATTTTGGATGATCAACGACGCAGAGCAGCAAACGTGCGTTTTGCCAGGAGACCTATATTATTCAACACAAATTTTAATTACTTCAGTTGCTGTAAACACAAGGGCTACTGAGATGATCGCCGGATCAGCCAACTTTGTGACTGTTGGAGAAATCGCCTTACGAATGGGCACCAACTGACCGTCAAAAGTCGGAGGGCCTACACTGACGGAAAGGTTTAGCTTGTTCGGCAGTGACGGAAATCGTTCGCGGTGGTCAGTCGGGCTCACTCGATCACATCGACAGCTCGCAAGCCACCTTCCGCACACAGATTGCGGCACTGACCGACGCAGTTCGGCAGCTGAGTGGTGCAGCTGAAATTGGTGCTGGTGCGGTAGTCAACGATCCCCTTAGCGCTCCCTACGTCCTTTACGTCAACCCATTTACCGGCAAGGACACGTTCGTCTCGGGCAACTACAGCACCAGCGGCACTGCCACTGAACGCATCGAACTGCAGCGCCTGGAGTGCGGCTACACCGAAGCTCGTCCGTTCAAGACGATCAACCGGGCCATCATCGAGGCGGGCATCATCACCGCCAAGTCGTACTACGAAAACCCGATCGCCAACACCGATCTGGTCAGCATCATCTTGATGCCTGGCGTCACCACGATCTACAACGGCACTGGCGCATCGTCTGTTTCCGAATGGTTAACCAACAAAGAGCCCACCAACGCTGAGCTGACCGAGTTCAACCCCAATGCCACGGGCGGTGTGATTCTGCCCAGGGGTGTGTCCTTGTGCGGCATCGACCTCCGTAAAACCATCCTGCGCCCGGACGTTGTTCCTGCTGTTGCGGACGAGGCTGCCGATGCAAGCAACCGCCGCGCCATCTTCAAGGTCACTGGTACGGGCTACTACTTCGGCTTTACCTTCATGGATAAAGCTGGCAGCACCGCCAGCCACCACCTGCTCGACGGCTTCCACTTCGCAAGTGAAACCGAGCTTGACGAGTTTTACACCAAGATCCGCCAAGCCTTCGGCGGCACCAACAACACTGGCGGGCTCGACAACGCCCTGGCGGTCACCAATATCAACGAGTACCAGATCACTGCACCGCAGCCTGCGGCTGGTTCTCAAACGATTGCGACTGACAGCACCACGTCGGCCAGCCCGTACATCTTCAACATTTCGACCCGTAGTAACTACGGGATGTGCGGCGTCTACGCCGATGGCGACAAGCCGAGCGGCTTTAGGTCGATTGTGCTGGCGCAGTTCACCGCCGTCAGCTTGCAGCGCGACTTGAACTGCTGGCAGAAATACAGCGGTGGCGCTTGGGGTTCGTTTACTGATTACGCCGACTTCATCAGCACCGGCCCCGACCACGTTCGGATGAACCCGAACCGCCGCTCATTCCACATCCGCGCCGTCAATAACGCGGTCATCCAAGAGGTTTCTGTTTTCGCCATCGGTCAAGGCGTCCACCACTGGACCCAAAACGGCGGCGAAATCACGATTACCAATAGCAACTCCAACTTTGGCGGTTGCGCGGCTGTTTCTGAGGGGTATCGCGGCACCAGCTTCACTGCCGACAGCGACTGGAACGTCAGCCGTCTTCGCGTTTCCAACAACCTGAGCGAGCTGTCCAGCAATGTGCGCCGGATTTACTTGGGCACTGTCAGTGCGGTAAGCGCAAGCAGCATCACGCTGACCACGGCGCTTGGCGAATCTCAAACCGTTCCTGGCGTCCCCGAACTTGTTGCCAAAGACGGCTACACCCTGCGGGAAGACAGCTACGTCTGGGTCGAAAACCCCTTTGGTGACGATTGGCGCACCACGTTTGCCGCAACTGCTTGGTCTACCAGCGACACCGATCTGCTGAATACCAAAGGCGGGCTTACCGATGAGGATGGTGAGGCACCTGGCAACAATGATGAGGGCGTAAACAACGCAGTTGGTAAGCGCGTTTACGTTCGCCGCATCGTTGACACCCGGACTCCTTCCCAACGTCGTTACACAATCAAGCTGGCTAACACTGGTTCAGCGCGTCTGCCACTGCGTGACTATGTGTTGCAGACCGACACAACTGGGTCAAGCATTAACAGCGAAATCGGTACTGATGAAGTTCTTTTAATCAACAGTGCCGGTAAAACCACACTGAGTGGCGTCAACAACGCAGCTGAACTTACGCTGCGCCGTGGCAATGCAGCCGTCACATGGATCAGTGGGGAGCTTTACAGGAAGGGGCAAACAGTCAAGCGTTCCGAAAAGCACTTCAC